GATTTCGCATAATGTACACCGAGTCGGCCTCGACGCCGATTTCTGCCGCTTGTGCGGGCTGCTGCTCGCTTCCCAGCACCACCAGCGCTAGGAGGGTGGCGGAGGCCGCCAGCTTGCGCCATACGGCCTTTTCCTCGCGCGAGTGAGCGCGGGCCTCTCCTACGATTCCCAGTACCCGTGCCAGCGGGATTCCGGTCAGTCCTGCCAAGCGCTCGCAGGAAACCGGGTCCGGCAGGCTGACGCCTGACCGCCAGTTGCCTACCGCGGTTCGGCTGAGTCCGAGGTGGCGGGATAGCGCGCTGTCGCTCTCGGCTCCGATGGCTGCTTTCGCGCGGTCGATGATTTCTCCGATTTCCATGACCAAGCCCCTTGACTGAGGTGACCAAGCCCTTTATACAGTGCCTCGTGACCAATGGCCTTGGTCATCCCGCCCCCGGCTCTTCCCCCCCCGGCCGGGGCGGGTCTTCGGGGTGCGGGGGGGCAGGGGTAGGGCATGGGCAGCGTTATTGCAGTCGTCCTGCTGATCATCGCTGTTGCGTTGGTTGTGGGCGGTATTGCCGGGGTCGTCCGCTTCGTCCGTCTCCGCCGCTTCCAGCGCTTGGACGCGGACTATCGCGCCGCTGCGCTGGTGTGCAACGCCAGGCGCGAGGTGCGCGCTGCACAACATCGCGAGCAGAGGAAGGTTTGATGATTCCTGAGTGCGACTACTGCGGGGCCGAACTTGACCCCGAGCTTGACGAGTGCCCGGAGTGCGGCGTTGAGGACCCGTACAACGGCGAGCCGGTGGCTGACTTTGACGAGTGCCCGGTCTGCCACGAGGTTCTGAGCGAGGACGGCCGCTGCTTGTGGTGCGAAGAGGGCATCGCATGAGTTGCATCAATCGTGACGCGCTCCTGGCCGCTGCTGCGCTTCGTACTGCCGAGGTCGCGCCGGTTCTCTGCGCCGCGAAGTTTCCGAAGGCGAGCGCAGCGAGCCTTGGGCTTGTCCCTTCTTCAACAAGTGACACGCGCCTCTGCCGCGTGTCGGTTGAACTTGACCGGCATCGCATCAGGGCGATGCGCCTTCGGAAATCCATCATCACCGGAGCGAGGCTCCATGACGAAGAAGCGCGGAAAGGTTCGGTCCGTGGCGCGTGGTACATGCTCACCGCGACCTACCGAGAGGGAAGTGACGCAAGCCCTCGTGACGTTAGCGAATTGGTTAAACGAATCCGGGGCTATTTCGATCGCGTTAACCGACGAAAGGGGCGCGGGCGTTCGCGCTTGCGTTATCTCTGGGTCGGAGAACTCACCAAGCGATTGCGGCCCCACTATCACCTCTTGATCTGGATTCCGCGCGGGTACTACCTGGGTAAACCTGACGCGCGTGGCTGGTGGCCGCATGGTATGACCAAGATCGAGAAAGCCCGGAACGCTGTCGGCTATCTTGCGAAGTACGCGTCGAAGTTTTGCGGCGCGATGGCTGAGGCGTTTCCGAAGGGCTTTCGCACTCATGGTGTTGGCGGCCTCAATGAAGAGTCGAGGCGCGAACTGCGCTGGTGGAAAGCGCCGAAAGAAGCGCGTGAAGTACTCGGCCCGTTGGCCGATATTCGAAAGGTTTTGGGCGGCTACGTTGACAAACTCACCGGCGAATTCTGGCCCTCGCCGTGGCGGGTTTCGTTTGTTCGGGGCCGGGTGTTTGCATGGAAACTGGAGCGAATCGCATGAACTGCATCATCATCAAGTCGGGCACTGTCACGCCGCGCGTCATCAAGCGCAAGGACGGTACGCAGGTTGTTTTCAAGGAGCAGAGGGCGGCTATCGAAACCGGCGAAGATTTCCCGAAGCCGTTCACTATCAATCTTGGCGATGATCAGCCGCCGTATCCGCCGGGCAAGTACCTGCTGGACGTGTCTTCTCTGGAGGTCGGCGATTTCGACTCGTTGAAGGTCGGCCGCCGCATCCACCTGATTCCGATTCCGAATACTACCGCTAGCGCGGTGAAGGGGTGATTGTGATGGCGTACGTGGTCCGCGGTTGTCTGGATCGTGATTTCGACGCTTCGACGGGCACGTGCGCGCATGAGGTTTGGGTTCCTCAGATGTCCAGTCTTCCGGCGCTGAGCATCGAGGAAGCGCAGGCTATCGGCCTTGCGTGCGCGTTGCTCTGGGGCAGCGCGTGGGTTTTTCGCCGGATTCGCAAGTTCGTTGATCAATCGTGAGGAGAAAAAGCAATGCTGAGCAAGTTCAAGAGCAAGCTGCACGCCATCGTTCCGGCCGCGTCGCTGGTTCTGGTCGCTCCGGCCGCGTTCGCCAGCGGTGGTGGTGTCGATGTGTCCGGTGTCGTTAGCGCCATCGAGGGTGCTGCGGCTCCGATTGCGGCGATTGGTTCTGCGGTGCTCCTGGTGCTGGTGGGCATCAAGGTCTATAAGTGGGTGCGTCGCGCGATGTAATGTGCCGCGGTAGGCCGGAAGGGAGAACCTTCCGGCCTTTTTTCTGGGGATGATGTCATGGAAGGTTGGATTTGGCTTGTTGCGTGGCTTGTGGCTCTGTACATCCTCTTCGATGGTGAGTGATGAGTTTCTCGCGCATGTTCGCTAGTGCGATTTCGCGTCTTGTTGCGTGCGCGTTCGTTTTGATCGCGCTGGCATTTTTCGGCGCTGAAAAGGCATATGCTCGTGATCAGGGCGAGGCATACCTCGAGTGCATGGCTGCTACTCGCGCGATTAATCGTCCTGAGTTGCCATTTTCTCGTTGTGTTCTGGAGGGCTCTGTTCCACAAGCGTATCGTGGCCAGCGGTGTGTAACAGAGTCTGGCCCCTGCTATTTGTTCGGTTTGTTTGGCTTCGACCGCGACAAGACTTGTGACAAGCGCCCCGATTTTGTGACGGAGTTTTATCCGCTGTCGGGTTCGTATTCTTGCAATGCTGGCTGTGTGGTTCATTTTTACAGGAACGGTGACGGTACTAGTACCGCTACGTTTGCTAATTCTTTGCCGTGTGAGGGGCTTGATCCGGACGGATGTGTTGCATCCGGCAGAACGTGGAATGCTTTATTGAACGTTTGTGAACCCAACGAGCCGGAATGCCCTGCTGGTCAGATTGTCAACAGTCTCGGTCAATGTGCTCCGGAGCCGTGCCCTGCGGGTAAAGTTCTTGGTCCGGATGGCACGTGTCGCAAGCGCGAGAACGAATGCCCGGCTGGTCAGGTGCGCGGTCCGGACGGAAGCTGTGTTGATAACGAGTGCCCTGCTGGCCAGGTGCGGGGTCCGGACGGTACGTGTAAGCGGGACGATGACGGGGATGGCAACGAAGATGACGCCGATGAAGAGTTTTTCTCTGGCGGCGATGATTGCAGCACGCCTCCCCAGTGCAGCGGCAGCCCGATCTTGTGCGGCCAAGCGCGCATTCAATGGCGCATTGATTGCAACACTCGCAAGAATCGCAGCATTAGCGGCGGCACGTGCGGGTCTCCGCCGGTTTGTGTCGGTGAAAAATGCGATGCGCTGGAGTATTCGATGCTGGTGCAGCAGTGGAAGGCAGCGTGCGCGCTGGAAAAGATCGCAGCCGGTGGTGGTAGCGGTGGCGGCGGCGGTGACAATTCGGACCTGATCGAGTTCCTTGGTGGTCCAGGCACGCACGATTCGAATGTTGTTGGTGGCGATACGCTGACCGATGCCGGCCCCGGCGATGATGAATTTGACATTCCCGAGCCTGATTCGAGCGGTTACGGCTACTCGCGGACGTGTCCGACGCCGCCGAGTGTGACGTTGCCGAACGGCGTGGTGGTTAATTTCGATCTTGCGCCGTTGTGCCAGTGGGTGAGTCTGGCGGGTTCTCTCGTGTTGATTCTGGCTGGACTGGTGAGTTTGCGAATCGTTAGCGGGGGGATTGCGTAATGCCTGCAATTCTCGGTTGGATCATTTCTGGCATTACGTCTGCCGTCCTGTGGCTGTTTAAGAATCGCATCGGGCAGATGCTCACGGCTATTCTTGGCTGGTTCGGCGTTTCGTTGGCGAGCTACAAGTTCGGCGTGGAGCCGTTCATCGATCATCTCGAAAGCCTCGCAACCTCTGGCATGGGCGGTGGAGATTATGCTGTCGTGGCGCTGCAATGGATGGGCCTCCTCAATTTCGACAAGGCGTTGACTATGATCATTTCCGCGGTGGCGGCCAGGCACGCAATGAATGCTGGCCGGGTGTTCTTCCGCAAGGCGGCAACGGGGGCTTGAAGTGCCTATCGAACTTTTTACCGGTCAGCCCGGCAATGGTAAGACGGCGCTCATGGTTGAGCGTCTCATTGAAGAAGCGAAGAAAGCCGAGCGCCCGATTTTTGCGGTTGGCATTGATGGTTTGCAGCCGGGTTTGGCTACGCCGTTGGACGATGCGCGGGATTGGAACCGCCGTGATCCTCACACAGGACAGTACATTGTCCCTGACGGTTCGCTCGTCTTTGTCGATGAGGCCTGGAAATGGTTTGGTCATCTTCACGATGCGACACGGCAAGCTACGCCTAAGCATGTTCTCGATCTCGCAGAACATCGGCACCGCGGTCTGGATTTTGTGTGGACTACTCAGCAGCCGAATCAGCTTTATCCGTTTGTGCGGGGTCTGATCGGAACGCATCATCACGTTGTGCGCCGGTTCGGAACGCACATGGTTGACGTGTTCACGTGGGGCGAGTTGAACGAAGATATCAAGTCCACCGCGAAGCGTGAGTTGGCTCAGCGGACCACGCGGCTGTTGCCTTCGCATGTGTTTGGCTCTTACAAGTCCGCAGAGGTTCATACGATCAGGCCGCGTATTCCGCTCAAGGTGTTGGCAATTCCTGCGGTGATTGTCGGAGCCGTGGTATCTGGGTGGAT